ATCGACATACAGCATGTTGCCCTTGACGGTAATCGTGTTGGATCCACCATATAGGGCGCCAACAAACGATCCTGTGTCCTGAAACTTAAAGGTAGCAGTGAGGGCTACGGAAAGCTATTGCAGTGCCATCCAACAGCCGTGCGCCGTGGAGTAAGCGGATTTCGGGTCGCCAAGCATCTGCACCTTCCCATCACGCATGACAAGCAGGCTGAAACCGCAGGACGGGAACGATATGATGCTCTGGTCGGCGAGCGGGCGGAACGCTTCTGGGATGGTCTCATTCGCCGTCGAGTAGTTCTGCTGTCCACTGCCGTCGAACTTGACGTTGCCGTTGATCGTGACGATGCGTCCGACGCGACATAGAGTGAGTCTGCTGTTCGTGTATGGAGGTTTCCATGGCTGGGTTACGGAATCCCACAGTTGGCTCATCGGAGGCAACTGCTTGACAAGCATGACAGGAGTTCCAGCGGTGATGCCACTGATCGGAATGCGGGCGATCGGAATCCATACGGTGCCGGAATTGTTCAGGATACTACCCGACGGTACCGTGGGGTCAGCCGCCGTGCCACTGGTGGCGGTGCCCTTCAGCACCGCGAGCGCGATCGTTTCGATGTTGTTCGAGTCTCGCGTGTATTTCACGCAGATTAGGTCGTTGCGGTTCCGTCCTGTGACTCCGCTTTCGATGGTGACGGTTTCCGCCGCGGTGACGCGTGCGTATCGTCCTTCGATCACAAGGTTGAGGACCGGGACGAGCGCCTTGTTTGCTGACTGCATGGTCACGGCGGGGAATTTGCCGTCGCCGCCTTGCAGCAGGTAGTTGCCGTTTCCGACCAGTCCGGCCTGCATGGCTCCTTGGTCGCTGGATGTGATGTGCGGAGCGCCGGCCTTGCCGGTGATGAGATTCATGGTCATGGTCATTCCTTCCTATCTGTTGTGTTGTTGAGGTATGCGGCGTAGGCGGCGTCCTGCGTGGCTGCCAGCGCTTTGAACGTCTGCCAGCATGCGGTACAGACGAGCGCGCCCTGTGCGACTCCGTCGACGGTGGTGTGGGTGATGTCGTGCCAGTCGCTGGAGGTGCGTGGGTCACCGTCGGCGAGGTATGCGGAGGCGTGGCATCGGTCGCAGGTGTATCTGGTGATGTTCGTGGTTCGTGCCATTGATGTTCCTTTCTCTTTCAGGCTGTGCGCTGGTAGATGTGTCCCGGAAGGATGGTGTTGCATTCCTTCCAAGTGCCGCCGTAGGTGGTTCCCGGATTTGTTGTGGCGGTGGTCCAGTAGAGGGAGCCGACCGGGTGGGCGGCGATGAACGCCTGGCTTGCGCTCATGCCCGTCTCGCCCTTGTCGCCCTTCGGGCCGACGAGGCTTGTGTTCGAGACTGGCTTGAACGTCACGTTTTTCCCGGTGGCTGTGATCTGCGCGTACATCAGGTTCTTGCCACCGTTGGTCATGGCGAAGAAGTATTCGCCTACGACCGGGGCACGGTTGAAACTGAGTGCCCGCCAGTCAAAATCCGAGCATGCGGACGTCCAGTATCCGGATAGTATGCGTGTGATGATCAAGGCAGGCAACCCGGTCTCGCCGCGTTGGCCGGCCTCTCCTTTCGCTCCGGTGGCCCCGGTCGCGCCAGTGGCGCCGGCAGGGCCCTGCGGTCCTTGCACTCCCTGCTTGCCTTGCGGTCCGGTGTCGCCCTTGGGGCCTTTGACGTTGCCGAGCAGAATCTTCGTCATATGCGCTCCTTACTTTCCGTCATTGATCATGTAGTACAGGTCGCCCGTCGCCGGATCGTAGGAGACGGGAGCCGCCGACGCGGTGGTCGTATCCGCGTACACGGCGTACAGGTCTCCGTTCGGGTCGACCTGCAGTGTGAAGAATCCGGAAGTTGGCGCCGTCACGCCGCTGGCACCCTGCGGTCCTGTCGGTCCCTGTGGGCCCTGCAGTCCCTGCACACCTTGTATTCCCTGCTTGCCTTGCGGCCCGGTGGGGCCTGTTGCTCCGGTAGGTCCGGCAGGACCAGTCGGACCTACCGGGCCAGTGGGACCGGTGGGGCCTCCTTCTCCGGAGGGGCCGACATCGCCTTTGTCACCCTTGTCGCCCTTCAGCCCTTCAGGACCTTGCGGACCGGGAGGGCCGGCAGCTCCAGTGGCTCCTTTAGGCCCGATCTCGCCGGTATCGCCCTTCACACCCTGCGGGCCGACGTCACCCTTCGGACCCTGCGGGCCGACAGGGCCTTGCGTTCCGATGATGGACTGCCTGGAAACCGTCTTCCCTTGGAACTGGCCGCCGGATTGCGAAACGCACTGCCAGACGATGCTGTATTTTCCGCCACCTGACAATGCGGTCGAATATTCATTGACGAGTGGTGTTCGGTTCAACCATTCGCTCACGTTTCCCGTGAAAGTGGATCCCACCGGATATTCGCCGACGAGGGATTTCTTCATCACGAGCGCCGGAAGGCCGACGTCGCCTTTAGCTCCCTGAACGCCCTGCGCTCCTTGCTTGCCTTGCGGGCCGGTGGCCCCGGTATCGCCCTTGTCACCTTTGGGGCCTTTGATGTTGCCGATCAATAGTCGCGCCATGTGTCACCTTTCCGGGATGTCCACGTACAGGTTCCCGCTCTCGGAGTCCCAGACGAACGAGGGTGGGTTCGTGTTGTCCGGATAGTTCACGTACAGGTCGCCGTCGCCTTCCATGCTGAGCGTGAAGAAGCCGTTCGAGGGGGCGGATACGCCGCTGTCGCCCTTGTCACCCTTCTCCCCTTGCGGGCCCTGGATGCCTTGGGAACCTTGGATGCCTTGTCTGCCCTGGGGGCCGGTCGCTCCCTGTGGACCCGTGGGACCCTGCGGACCTGTGGAACCCGTCGGGCCTTGCGGTCCCGCCGCGCCGATCGCACCGGCATCACCCTTATCGCCTTTCTCGCCGCGTATCCCCTGCAGTCCCTGCGGGCCTTCGGGACCGGCGACGCCTTGCGGCCCTCGCTCCCCGGTCACTCCTTTCTCTCCCCGAGGACCGGTGGGTCCGGTCGCTCCGGTGGCCCCCTGTGGTCCTGTGTCGCCCTTGTCGCCCTTCTCCCCTTGCGGGCCCTGGTCGCCTTTCGGAAGCCCCAAATTCAAGGTTTTGTCGCTGCCGGCGCCCGTGAGCGACGCGCTGGCCTGCACGCCTGGTGCGAGCGTGTCCACCGAACCGATTCTCAGGCCGGTGAGATAGTCGCCCTTCGGCTGCTTGCCCGCCAACGCCGTATTAAGCGCACCGATGTCCTGTCTGGTCACGTCGGCGCTGAAGGTCCAATTATCAAGCTTGAGGCCGGCTCCCGCGTAGTAGGCGTGGCCACCATCCCCGATGGAGGATTCTCCGCTGTTGCCGCCGGCGCTGGCACCTCCGGATTCGTAGGTGACGGTGAGCACGCCTCCCGAAACCTTGACGATCTTCTTGGAGATCTCGGCCGTGACGACGAGGCCCGTGTTGTTGTCACGGCCCGTTACCAGGTCGCCAACGTCCGCGTCGATGCCGTCGGGAATGTCCACGTCGATGGTGCTGGTGTTCCGAAGTTCCTGGAATTTCTGCCTGCCCTTGTCCTCGAGCTCGTCGGCTTCGGCGTTGGACAACTCGTATGTGGCGGTGCGTTCGTCAAGGCCTTTGAGGGTCTGCGTGTGGCTGAACGTGCCGTTCGCGTCGGCATACCAGTGGATGACGGTACGGTCCTTGAGTTCGCCCTTGCCCAGACAGATGAGATGGTTGATCGGGTGCGCCGCCTGTTTGGCGGCGAAGTCGATGAGGTCCGAGTCGATGCTGTCGCCGATCGTGCGGACGGGCATGGCGCTCATGGCCACCTTGTCGCCGTCATTACGCAACCGGAGTTTGAGTCCGCTTGCCCTGAGCATCTTGACCAGACCGCTGTACAGGTCCACGTACCGGTCGAACTGGCAGGTGGTCTTGTGGTCGGCGCTTTCTTCGGTGACGGTGAACAGGCCTTGCAATCCCGCACGGCTGACGAGCGTGCGCATGATGACGGGAATCGTGCCGGACAGGGTGAGGTAATCGTTGTTCCTGTCCGGTTCGATGATCTTCGAAGCGAGCACTCCATGCCAGTCGCGGCCATGCCATGTGACGGTGGACAGGCCGCCGTCCACGTCGACATCCGTGTCGTCGATGATGCCGCCGTACTCGGTGCCGTCGATCATGATGCGGCTCCCCGCCTTGAGCGCGGCGTCTTCGACCTGCAGGTCGAAGTCGTTCTCCCCGCTGCCGAACGCGAGGTCGAGCGTGTATGAGGCGTGGCTCGCCACGGGTTTGCCTGTGGCGTCGGTGACGATCAGGTCCATGGCGGTTCGCTCCTTTCCTCGCAGACCGTCAAGTCGAATTGGAATCCTCCCGGCCAGCTGATCGGCTGTGTTCCGGGCGCGAGCGGTTGGAACACGTACCGGCCGGAATCCTTGCCCGACCCTCGCACGGCCTGCGCGAAGCAGTTGGTGGCGAGCCCGGTGCCGCTGACCATGGTGACGGTCCTGACATCGCCGGTGCCGTCGATTTCCAGACGCGAGCCGGATGGCACGGTCACGTCGACCTCGTACCGGTTGTTTCCGATGATGACGTACGGTTGCGCGCATGGTCCGAATATCGTGAGCTTGACCGGCTGCGGGATGGACGTGTCGTTGACGATCTCGGCACCCAATGCCATGCCGGCGAAATCATGCGGATAATCATATGGATAGTCCAGGTCGGAGGTTCCGGAATCGTATCGCGGCGTGAAATGCGTCATGGTCGGACGGCGCCACACGCCATCGGCCAGCACGATGGTCAACTGCGTCTCGACCATCGTGGGCGTGATGGATTGCGGTTCGCTTTTCGTGATCCACGCTTTGGCTTCCCATTCGCCGTCGGCCACGAGCGTGCCCGGGTTCCCGGATGCCATGTCGGCGTCCGCGAGGCGGCGCAGTAGGTCGAGCGTGGCTGGAGAATCGTGGATCTTCACGGTGACTGTCGCCTCGCGTGCCTTGCGGGTGATGCCCGTCATGCCACGTGAGGCGAGGCTGTAGTCCCAGACGCGGGCGCGCAGTCCCGTGAGCGTCTCGCCGTACAGCGGCCCCTCGAAGCCGATGCGCTCATCTGTGGCCGCGCACACGTATTCAAGCGATTGCACTTCTCACCTTCCTTGCGAAGTCGCGGTCGCCGATCGTCGGCGTGTATCGGGCGATGATCGATCCGAGGTCGTCGTGCAGCGATTCGACGGCCGCGATGAGTTCCCGCAGATCGCCGTCGCCGGCATTGGCGCCGGTGCCGGCCGTGACGTTCAGCCTGCCGGTCTTCGACCAGTCCGCGTCGGAGAGGCTCATCGTGGAGACGAGCGAATCCATGGAACGGCTGACCACATGCGCGGAATCGTCGATGCCCAACGCCATGCCACGTCCGACCATCACGCCGACCTCGTCGCGGAACACACGCGACGGGGAATGGATGCCCAAAGCGTTCTTGGCCTTGTCCACCAAGCCCGACAACGCGTTGGTGATGCTGGAATACAACGAGCCGACCATTCCTGTGATGCCGTTGATCAATCCCTGGATGATGTTGCGTCCCGCGCTGACGAGCCAGCTTCCCGCGCCGGACACCGCGCTCCGGACGGTTCCGCCGATCCCGCTCACGACGCTCCCGACACGGCCAACCATGTTGCTTACGGTGCCGACGATGCCGCCCCAGACGCTCGACACAATGCTTCCGACGCCGTTCCACAACGCGGCCCACACGCTTCGGATGGTCGAGCATGCGGCGGATACCACTCCGCTGACCATGCCGATGCCAGCGGAGACGACGCCTTGGATGCCGCCCCACACTGCCGACACGATGCCCTGGATGGCCGACCACGCGGCGCTCCAGTTCCCGTTGACGACCGCGAGCGCCAGTTGGATGATGCCTTGGATGACGGCGAGTGCGGTGCTGATGACTGTGGTGACGATGGTCCATGCGCCTTGTACGACGGTGGATATGGTGTTCCAGAGTCCGTTCCAGACCGTGCTGATGATGGTGGCGGCGGTTTGGAAGATGGTTTGGATGTTCTGTATTCCGGCTTGCAGGAGTGGTGTGATGGTGGTGATGAATGTTTGGATGCCGGTGATGATCGCGGTGAGTGCGGTCATGATGATGGGGCCGATTGCGTTCCAGACGTTTTGGAGGACGGTGGTGATGAGTGTCCATCCGGTTTGCCAGATTTGCTGGATTTGGCTCATGGTCTGGGTGATGAATATGGCGATGGCTTGCAGGATTGGCTGGCATGCGGTGCTGATCTGGTTCCAGATTCCCATGAACCATGTGGCGAAGCTGTTCCAGAGTCGTTTGCCCGTTTCGGTTTGGGTGAAGAACCATGTCAGCGCGGCCACGACCGCGCCGATGGCCACGACAAGCATGCCGATCGGATTCGCATCCAAGGCAGCGCTGAATGCCAGCTGCACGGCGGTAGCAGCCTTGGTCACCGCGCTCCACGCCGATTGAGCTGCCTTGACAATATTGAACGAGCCGGCGAGTTGCTTCAGTGCTCCAGCCGCGCTTCCCGCGTCGGAGATCTTGCCAATCAAATCGAACGTGGCCGTAGCGGTCTTCTCCACACCGGAGGCAGTCGCGGAAATGGCCTTCAGTCCACCGGAAACTGTCTTCAGCCCGGCCGAGACGATATCCCAGCCTTTGACCGCGAGCAATGCAATGGTGATGGCTTTCAACGCGCCGGATACCAGTGCGCCGTTCTGCTGCGCCCACTGTCCGACCGACTGCAGCCAGCCTCCCACCGTCATGAGCACGCCGGTCAAAGTGTTCAACAGTCCGGCGAAGCTCTGCGCCACGGAACTGGCGGTGCGCGCGCTGTCGTTGAAGCCGAAGGCCTGCGAGACCGCGGCCGCCAATCCGGAAACCAGCGAGCCCAATCCGGAGATGACGCCGGTCAGGCTTTCAAGGAACGGCTGCAACGCGCCCGTCTCGATGAACGTGTTGACGAACGTCTTCGCCCATCCCGCCGCGTTCGACAACGCCTGCGCGACCGAAGCGACCACTCCCGCGAGCGCGCCGGCGGTTGTGGAGAACATTGTGGCGGCTTCGCCGCCATTGTTGAGTCCGCCTATGAGTGATGTGATTGCGTTCCAGAGGCCAGTGAGTTGGCTTTTGAGGCTGGCCGTCGCCGAGGCGAGCATCTGGAAGCCGGGGATGTTGGAGATCGTGTCGCCAAGGTTTTTGAGTTTCGCCTGTGTGGCGGGTATCGCGTTCTCGAGACCTTGTTGGAGTGCCGCTCCGACTTTTTGCAGGGTTGGTGTGACGGCTGCGGTGAATGTGTCGATGAGTGGGATGGCTTGGTTGAACAGGCCGCGTAAGCCGTCGAGGACTGGTGTGGCGGCTGTTTCTCCGAGTCGGCTCAACGCGGCTTTCACGTTGGCCAGGGCGCCGGTGAATGTGGTGCCTGCGGATAGTGCGGCGCCGCCTAGGCCTTCCTTCATGGCGTCGGCGAAGGTTTGGAAGTCGATTTTGCCGTCCGAGACCATGTCGGACACTTCGGCGCTGGTCTTGTTCAGATGCTTGCCGAGCATTTGGAGGACTGGGATGCCGCTCGACATGAGCTGGAGCATGTCGTCGCCCTGGAGTTTGCCTCGGGCGGCGACCGATCCGAAGATCGTGCCGATGTCGGTGAGGCTTCTGCCGCTGATCTGCGCGGTGTCGGCCACGGTCTTGAGGACCTTGGTGAGCTGGTCGCCTTCCTTGATGCCGGAGGCGGACAGGCTGGCCGCGACGGTCGCGGCGTCACCCAATCCGAACGCGGTGCCTTTGACGGATGCGAGCGCGTCGTTCATGATTTCGGTGACGCTCGCGCTGTCGTGGCCGAGGCCTTTGAGTTTGGCTTGCGCGTTCTCGATGTTGAGGGCGCGGGTGAAGCCGCCTTTGGCGGCCAATGCGGTGATGCCGCCGGCGAGGGTGGCGATCGCGCCTGTGCCGACCTTGCCGATTTTGCCGAATGCTCCGCCGATCTTCGAGATGAGGGTGCTGGAGCTTTTCTTGGAGGCTTTGTTGACGGCGTCGCCGATGTCGCCTTCGATGCTTTTGCCGAATCCTTTGCCGGATGGTTCGACGTGGACGTATGCGACGCCTATGTCCTGTGCTGCCATCGTGTTTCCTTATTCGTAGGTTGGGATTCCGATGGCGGTCGGAGTCAGAGGTCGTCGTTGATGTGGAAGTAGGCTTTGAGCCGTTCCCTGTCCTCGCGTTGACGGCGGGTGAGGTTGTGCGTCGGGGTTGGCGGGCGGAGCGGGTCGTGCTCGTGGTCGAACCATGGGCGTTTGCGTTGTCCGGACAGCGTCCAGACCGCCTGTTCGGCTCCGTCGGGCGCGTAGACGGCGTTCTGCAACGCCATCCACGAGTGGCTCGTATGGTCTTTGAGGATTTCGCGGGTCAACGCCCAGGCGAGTCCCCAATCGACTCGTGGACGTTGGCCTTCAACCCATTCCCGGAAGCGTACGGGCCTGTAGATCTGCCCGTACGCTCGGATCCAGTCGTAGGCTAGCGCCGCGCGGTGGTTGTTCCAGAGGTGGGCGAGGTAAACGCTTTTGGGTCCAGTCCGGATTCGTCGGCCCACGCCTTCACCGTGGCGATGAGGTAGGCCATCGGGCGTTTGGTCTTACGTAGCGCGGTCCAGAAGTTCGGCTGCGCGTTCTCGAAGTATGCGAGGAACGCGGCCATGCACGCGCTGGTCTCCTCGTCGGAGAGCGTCGGCCTGCTCTTGACCAGGAGGATGGCCTGCACGAGTTCGATGGGCAGTTCCGCGTTGTTGAGGTTCGGCAGGTCGAGTTTCGCTCCGGCGACCTCGAGGTGCACGTCGGGCTTGAGCTCCTCCGCGTCGGTAAGGTCCACGTCCACGACATGGTAGGTGTTGTCGCTCATTTCGTCTCCGTTTCATGGTTATCGGCGGTTATGGGTAATGGTCCCGTGCGGCCGACCGCCATCGGCCGCACGGGAAGAATCAATGGGCTACTTGGCGTCTTCGGTGACGAGGCCCCATGCGTGGAACTGTTCGCCGTTGGTGCCCTTGAGCATCTTGAACGTCATGCTGAAGTTCATGATCTCGCTGGATTTCAGGCTCACGTCGTCGCGGTCGGACACCTTCGCGTTGGTGCCGTACAGGAGGAAGGGGCGGTCCTGCTGGTCGAGCGCGACCAGGACGAGGATCCATTCCTTCTTCAGGCCGGCGCCCTTGATGCTGATGCCGCCGTCGGATTCCACGTCCACGTCGAAGTAGGCGGATACCACGTCCTTGCGGCCTTCCATCGCGGCGAGCTGGAGCGTCCAGTAGCCCGGGTCCGTGTCGGACAGGACGATGTCGCCGTTGTGGGCCTTGTAGTCGGTGCTGTCGCCCGGCTCCGGATGCAGGACGGCGCCGTCCTCGGTGCTGTATCCGATCGGCTTCTTGTTGGACGGCGGCGTCCAGTTCACGCCGGTCGGCGCGACGAAAGTGCTGTCGCCCTTGGGGAACAGGAACAGCGCGTAGTTCTTGATCAGGCGCACGTTGCCGGCGGTATTGCCGTTGGACACGTACCCGTAGTCGGCCGCCCCCTGCGCCGCCTGCGCGCTGGTTTCGGATGCCGTCTGTTCGACGGCGGTGGTTTCTTCGTTGCTGTCAGACATTCCTGTCTGCACCTCGCTTCCGTTCTGCGTGTGGCGGCACGTCTTTGCTTGTCTTTTCTTGTGTTTTCAGTTCAGGCGACGGATACCTCGAGCAGGAGCACGCCGTACGCGCTCACCAGTCTCTTGTCCTCGTCGGTCATGCGTACCGGCCCGGATTCCAGTGACGCGTCGATGAGCGGCGCGACGGTTCCGAGCCTGATGATCTCCCTCGCGATTGCCGCCCACAGGCGGGCGGCCTTGTCCCAGTCGCCCGTATGGTCCTCTCTCATGCAGCGCACGCTCAGCCGCAGTCGCACGGCCTGGGAGATGGGAGTGCTCATGCCTTGCATGGAGTCGGCCAATGTGGCTTCGGTGAAGGGAGGTTCGAGGTCGTTGCGTTCGATCGTGTCGAACGTCACGTCCGGGAACAGCTCCCGCAGCCTGGGCAGGAGCAGCGGCTCCGTGCGCCGTGGGGTGATGGGGATGCTCATACGCGCATCCTTCCGAGCGTGTCCTCCAATGTGCCGTGCGCCTTCTCCACGGGTGCGGGGCAGAGGATGGCCACGCCGTTTCGGTTCGCGCCGTTATGGTCGCGAACCATGCACCGGCTGTCGGTGACGGCCTCGTTGGCGGCGTCGCGCATGCGGTCACGTAGCGTCTCGTTCTTCAGCACCTGTTGGCTGAATGCCTTTCGGTTGAACACGAATCTGCATCGTTTGGCCATGGGTTATCCTTTTCGTTCTCCGACGGCGATGACGTCGCCGATGTGGCGTCCGTGGGTGTTGTTCCATACTTGCGGTTTGCCTTTGACTGGCAGAAGGACGCCTCTGACTTTGATCAGGTCGGTGGCCTGGATGCCGGTCGGCTGGCTGCCGCGGATGTGGATCGTGTATTCGGTGGTCTGCGGGCTGGCGTTCTCCTCGGTCTGGTCGGTGGTGGAGGTTGGCGCGACCATCGCCTGGAACGTGCCGACGCGGGCGGGTTTGCCCTGGATGGGGTTGCCGTCCGTGTCGGTGGTGGACTGGCCGCGCCACACTTCGATGGTTTCCACTAGGACGTCTCCCCCGTTGCCATGTCGACGCTGAACGCGCGCTGAGCGTTGATGCCAAGGATGCGTTTCTCGTCGTCGCGCAGCCAGAGATCGCCGGTGGGCGCTCCGAAACTGTATTGTTCGCTGAAGCTGCCGGTGGTCTGGTTCATCTGCGTGATGCCGCCGGGAATGTCGTACGGGTCGGCCTGCATGATCCTGCGGACGATGTCGCATGTGATCTTCGTCAGCAGGCGTGGCCGTTCTTTTTGGAGACGTTGCCAGTTCGGGGAGCGTTCCTTGATGTAGTCGGTCACGTCCGCGAGATGCGTGTCGGCCTTCTCACGTTCCTCGTCGGTGAGTTTGTGCCACCTCCGTTCGAGGTCGACGGAGGTGGCGAACACGTCTGGTTCGACAGTCATGTCGGACTCCGTCAGGCGGTGAGCAGGACGAAGCGGCTGATGTCGCGGATACGGAAGCCGACCTCGATTTCGATTCGCACGGCGAACATGTTGTGCTCCCACAGGTTGACCTGCTTGCCGTCGATGGTGATGGACGCCTGGTCGGAGATGCTGGTCTGCATTCCTTCGACGGAACCCCATGCGGCGGAGGAGAATTCGCCGCACACGCCGAGGATCTCTGCCTTGGCCGGTCCCGGTGTCTCGGACACGGCGGGCACGTGAACACCCTTGCTGATGTAGGTGCGGTTGCCGAGCACGGTGCTCACGTCGGAGGCGGCGGTGCCGTCGAGGAACAGGGGGCGTCCGTTGTTGTCGGTCGCCTGCCGGAGCACACTGCGACCCTGGGTGCTCAACGCCCAACCGTCCACGGTTCCATCCGCTTCGGACACGAGGTCGTCGGCTTTGTTCAGGTTCTTCCACACGTCCTTGCCGATGCTGACGGTCTGCGCGCTCTTCAGGGTGTCGAAGTCCGCACCCGGAGCGTCGACGAGACCCATGATGGTCTTGTCAAACGTGCGGGCGATGGCTCCCGGACCCTTCGCGACCACTTGGTCGTAGAGAGCGCCGAAGTCTCGACGGAACTGGTTGGAGAACGGCATGATGACCGCGATGGTGTACGGCAGCATGTCCTTCTTGCCGAAGGTGACGCCGCTCTTCGGCTTCTCCGCACCCTCATTGACCCATGCGGCCTCCGGGTCGCCGATGATGATCGGCACGCGAGCACCGTTGCCGGGCAGTTTCATCTCCGGCACGAGCTGCATGAACGCGCTCTTGTATTTTGCGGTCTGCAAGATCTCCGCCTGGGTTTCAGGGGTGAGGTCTAGACCGTTGCTTTTTCGGGTCATGGACGGATCTGTCATGGTTTGTCCTTTCAAATGAATGTTGTTTTGCTGGTTGGCTCACAGGAGCGTGTTGCTCATGGCGTTGACGAAGTCCTCGCGGCTGGAATGTTTAGCCTTGGCCTGTCCGGTGCGGGCGCTCTGGTCCGCAACCATGCCGCGGGAACGCATGTCGGCGAACACCTTCATGAGTTTCTCGGCGTATTCGCCAATCTGCTTCTCGTCGTCGCCCGCGAGGACGCTCGGGTCGGTGATGCCGTGTTTGGCCGCGACGTTGGCGCGTATCGTGGAGAGCTCCTTCTCGTGTTCGGCCTGTTTGGCTTCGCTTTTGAGCTTCTCGTTCTCCTCGAGCGCCTTGGAGAGTTTCGATTCGAGGTCGGCAGTCTGTCCGGCCTTCTCCTTGAGCTCCTCGTAGTCGCTTTTCCTGCCGCGTTCCCTGCCGAGACGCTCGTTGATTATGCGGTCGACTTCCTCCTGGGTGAAGGTCCTCAGCTTCGCGTTGTTCACGTCCTTTGGGGCCGGAGAGTGCTGTTCCGGCTCCTGTTGGCCGTCCGCGCCGGTCTGGTTTTCTTCTGCCATGGTTGGTGGCTCCTTTGCTTGTTCTTGGTTTCCACGCCTGACGCCGGCGAGTTGACGGCCATTCTTGTTGGTTTCGCGCATGGCTGCGCCCCGCCCCATCGCTGGGGTGTGAAAGGTAAAAGAAAAGCCATCACGTTTCGACGTGATGGCTTTCTGGGATTCAGAGATTTCCCAGCGCTTTTCTTCGCGCGTATTCGGACCGCAGCTCGTCGGTCGACACATAGTCGCCGACGGACCAGCGCTTCTTTCCTTCGTTCCTGACCCATTCATATTCGTCCTGTGGCATGGAGATATCGCCATACTTGCGTTTGATTTCCGCAAGATGGCGCTCATCGGTGACTTCCTTCAAATCACCGGGCATAAACGTGAAACGGTCGGAACGATCCATAGGCTCAATCATAGCAGTCTCAGATAAACGATCGGTCTGCCGTCGGATGCTCCAAGCCCTTCGAAACGAAGAGCCCTTCCTCTCGGCAGAAGAATTTCGTATTCTCCCGGATGCTGAGTGATCGGCTCCACATACACGCCGGCGCTTCCCGGCGGTACCAGGATTCTTGTGGCGATGCGGTCTTCCCCATCAACGTCAATGCCTCCCTCCTTGATGCTGGTGGCCATGTAGCCGATGTGTTCGAAGGTGCGACCGGTATTCAAATCGAAAAGCGACTCCATGTCGTTGACGTGGAACGTCGACAACCGCATCTGCCTGTCGACCGTGAAACGTTCTCGGGTGATATGGTCGGATATCGCTTCGTCGATGCATTCGACCTGATGGATGACGTCTTTCGACGGGTTTCGTCCGCCGAACAGGTAGCCGTTGATACTTTTGTAGCTGTCTCCGGTCCAATCCATCAAAGCCGCGATCTTCTCGTCGTTGGAGAATCTATCTCCAGGCATCCTGACGCTATAATCCGACAATCTCGATAGTTCGGAAGCGCTGATTGGAATCGATTTGCCGCTCCATCGAATCGTCGGTTGGGCAGTCACACCATCATTGACCTCATCGTGATAGATGCGTCTCAATTGGGCTAGCGTGTCACGCCAGTCGCCGTCATCGCCGGCCGCAGCCTTGGCTGCCTGGTACATTTCACGATACTTGTCCGGATCGTATCCTTTGAGTTTGCTGCTGCCCCAGCTTGGCACGATGTCGCAGTCGCAGTCCGTATGGTATTGCATCTGCCGTCCGGCGGTGTCCTCGCTCAGGTAGGCGAAGCCACGCGAGGCGAGCATAAGGCAGAACGCGCATGTCTTAGCCCCTCGTGGGACGCGAGCCCAGCGAGGCTTGGTTGGGTCGTTGGCCACGGCCCTCTGCATGGTCATCCGGCCGACCGTCTGAACCAGATTCTGCACGTATTCCAGCGCCTGCTCCTCGTCGGCGAACGTTGGCCACAGGTCGTCGATGGTTCTTCCGGCGTTATTGTGCACGACGCCGTTCTCATCTGGAATGACGTCCTTGTAATGCAATCCCATGAAGTCGGTGTTGTTGAAACCGCCTTCCATCTGCCAGACCGCACGGTCGGCGGTGATGGTCGGCGGATCGTATTCCGGCATGTCGATTCCGCAGTATTGCGCCCATAGGTCGCGCACATGGCTGTAGTAGTCGGATGCGAGTTTGTTGGCCGCGTCGGCGTACCGGTTGATCTCCGCTTTGATGAGTTCCTGGCTTTCACCGTCCCAGACAAGTCCTGAAACGCTGTTGCCTGCCTCCTTCTGCAAGCGGCTCATGGTGTCCGTGTAATCCTCGTACAGGTCGTTGAGGTCGAGTTCAAGCCTTCTGTGTTGTTCCGGAGGCAGGTTCAGACTGTTCAGGCTCATTTCCGCCGCCTTCCGGTAGTTTGAGGCTGACCGGCGTCATGCCGGTGAATTCAATGCCTTTCAGTCCAAGCATCGATGCCGCGGATTCCGGTGTCACCCCGGCTCTGATCGCTACTCCCAGTGCGTCGAAGCTGTCCTTCAAGCCCCACCCCCGCAACAGTTGATTGCGTGGAAGCGTCGATCTGGCGTTCCCCGTCGTCCTGCGTCTGCTCAGTCTGTTGGCGCATGCCGCGAATCTGGTCGAGGACCTGTCCGGCTTGAGCCTTGCGCTGGTCGGCCTTCAAGCGGACGATCTCGCTTCTGCTCAATCCGGCGCGGGTCATGCCGACCTCGCTGTTGGCGAACGAGTCGATGCTGCCGGCGAGTTTGCTGAACGCGTCGGCGCTCATGGAGCTTGACGGAGTGTTGGGGTTCTTCCAGTCGACCTGCAGTTTCATCAGATCATCGTCTGACACCGATGGATCCTGTATGCGCGCCACGAGGCGTGCCGCCTGCAGGATCGATTCGCCGAAATCACGGTCGCAGTGGCGAGCCTCGATAATCAGGTCCTCGCGTTGCGCCTCGGTCGCGTCCGCTGACGTCGGATTCGCGTCCGATACGATGCCGAGCGAGCTGGCGGGAATGTTCATCGCGCTGGCGAACATGGCGGCCCAGCTTTTCAGCATCGTCAGGTGCGGATCCATGCTGGATGCGGCCAGTTGGGTCACTGTCGGCGAATCACCGTCCGCGTCCTTGCTGATCATGTTGTAGCGGCCCATGTAGAGTTTGAGCGCGGCGTCCGCGCTCAAGGACGCGAGCTCGTCGCTGGTGCCCATGAGCAGGATTTTCGGGAATGCGTAGAATTCGGCGTTCGCCTCGGCACGCACGATGGTGCGGTTCGCGCCGTCGATGATGTTCATCGCGTCATGGCTGATGCGGGAGCGTCCGAATGGTTTGACTTCGGTGGCTTTGTAGGCGAGGCGGAACACGCTGCATTCGCCGTTCACGGTGGGTTGTGATCCTTGCACGTACCATGTGCCGAGACTGCGGGACACGCTGATGTTGCGCGTCGGCATGTAGAGCACGAGTCCGATGGCCTCGTTGTCGTTGTTCACGTCGGTTATGGCCATGCATGCCTTGACGCGTCGGTTCGGGTAGTCCCAGATCGCTGCCGAGCTTTCCGCGGTGTGGGTGCGGATGAGAGGCCTGTTCTCCGCGTCTTGGATGACGCTGAGGAACGAGCAGCCGTGAATGAGTGCCGTCTGTATGGCCTGCTGAAGGACGCTGGTGAAGCCGATTCTGCTCATGAAGTCCTGTAGTTGGAACGGATCATCGACACCAGGCGAGACGAATCCCTCGAATACGCAAAGCTCGGCGAGCATGTCCACCGCCTTGCGTGCCCATCCCAATGGCGTGTAGTGGTCCTTGATGGACTGTGGAACCGTGAGACCGAAGTCGACCAGCGGCTCTTTCGATTCGTAGTATGCGGTGAGTTTCCGATTGCGGCTCGCATGACGTGTCCACACTTCGGCGAGCTCTGCGAGCAGTTCGTTCTCTTGGTTTGTAAGCCCGTCGATGCTGGTGGGCACAACCAGTTTCGTCAGCGCCACCGATCCTCCGGACGGCCGCCAGCTATCCGGAACGTTTGTCATCTGGATGTCGCCCATTTAGATTCCTCCGATGGTCTGTCGTCTTCCGGGATGTCGTTTTGTCGTGCACGCCCCGTACAGGGCGATCGTGGTTGATACGAGCGGCGTTATGTCGATATCCGAGCCGAGCTTGTTCCATGCGATCGCGCCGGACTGTCCCAATGGACGCGTGGTCGCGCCCTTGACGGCTGCGGCCAGCTGCGGCTGGTATTCGTCCGGCGGGTGCTTGAGCGTTCCGGCTTTGAGCATGTCGAGGAATCGGCCGCATGCGCGGCCCATCTCCTGCATGTTCGTCACGGTGACCTTCACGTGCGCGGCCTTCAGTTCGGGCAGCAGGCTCATTGCCGGGGACTGCGCGTCGATGACCACGCTGGCGGTCTTCGGCCAACGTTCGGCGAGCCAGTCCACGGCCCACATGGTGCCAGCCTGCCGCGCGTCCTTGATGTTCGCCATCTGGATGACGGCCGACCCGTCCTCGTACCGCAATGCGGCGCCGATGGTCAGCACGCTCCTGTCGGGCGGCATGTCGATGCCGAAGCTCACCGTGCCGCCGTCGGGCACGTCGTCGGTTTCGGCGGCCTTCCACAGGTCGGGGCTGATGGCGTACGCGGTGGCGGTCTCGTCCCAGATGCCGAGTGCCTCACGGCGGAACGAATCCTCGGCGAGGAGATTGCGCATGCGCAATATCGCCTGTTCGCTGGTGCGGCGAGGATAAGACGGGTTCGCTTTCGCCCACGCGGTCCGGTCGTCCAGATCGCAGTCGCGGTCTGCCCCGAGCTCCACGTAGAGCATGTCGTCCGAATTGCCCGCCAACGCGGTCGAACGTTTCTCCTCGAACGCCTCGCACTGGTCTCCCGGCTTCGGCGGGTTGCCCATGAACACGATCAACGGGTTCGGGCTCGTGTTCACGATCGGAATCAGATTGTCCAACGCCTTGATGGTGAGTATCTGAGCCTCGTCGAACACCTCGATGTCCGCCGAATGCAGGCCACGGCCGAAACCGTTCTCACGCGCGCCGAACATGATGCGGCTCCCATTGGTGAAACGGATCTCCTGCTGGCCGTTCGCTCGACGCACGTTCCGCACGTACCTGGACAGTTTCGGATTATGCGTCAGGTCGCACATGTCGGCGAACGTCTCGTCGGAGGTGCGCGTGTGGTGCGCGGTCCAGATGACCAGTGTTCCGGCACGTCCGGCGCACAGGATGAATATCGCCGTGCCGACCGTGAACGTCTTGCCGATCTGCCTGCAGCTGGACAGGACCGCTCCTCCGGATCCGCATGCGTACTTGCCGTCGGCGCGTTTGGCGAACAGGAGGTATAGGAAACCTTTCTGCCAGAGGTCGTAGTGGATTCCGGCCTTGACCGCCGCATTGTTGATCAGTTTGAAATCGCTTGACGTGACGTCTTCCGGCTTCACGAGCCGTTGGGCGATCTCAGACAATCGACGCTCCGACATCCTCCGCCACCTCCGTCACGTCATCGTTCACATCGAACAGGCTGCCGGATTCCTCGGCCATGCGCATCCGTTCGTCGAATTCGGCGAGCTTGCTGCTGATCGACGGCAACGCGTTGGCCGGCGTGGACGGGTCATGCAGAGCCTCGCGCAGTCTGCCGACGATTTCGCGGAGCGTGTCCTCGTGGGAGCCGTCCATCATCCGTTCGAAGTTCTGTTTGTCGAGTTCCGGTTCAGGCTCCCGTTTCGTTTTCGTCGGCTTGGATACGGGCCTATCCGCTTCCGTTTGCGTAGCCCGGTTCTTTTTCCGACGATAGGCGGCTTTCTGGCGGCAGGATTTGGAGCAGTAGCGTTGCGGCCGCCCGTGGCCGGACGATTGGAATTCCTTGCCGCAGAGTTCGCACTTCATCGGCGTAATCCTCGCTTTCCGACCTTTCGTTGTTTCCCCTGTTTCCGACGTTTGTATTCCGGGAGGGATATCGGCACTGCACCCGAGGCTCCCGTAAGGGGTATACCCGAGGTCCCCGCCCTGGTCATCGGAGGTCAGATACCGAACGTTTTGAACGGCATCGAGCTTGATTTCACTTCCTGTCTGCCAGCCAGCAGCGCTCGTGCGTGTTCGTCTGTCTTGTCGCTCTTCATCCTGTTGCAGATGCGGTGCGTGAGCCTGCAGTTAGTGAAGCTGTACGGATCGCCGCCCCGTGAGACCGGTATGAGTTCGTCTACTTCGGCGCTCATCGGATGTGGTGTCTTCAATGTCTTGTCGACTGGCTTGCCGCAGATGGCGCACACGTCGTATGCGGCCAGCACTCTTGCCCTGAGCTGTCTGCGCCGCCAGCCGTTGCTGACACGCTCGTTGCGCCGCTTGCTCATGTGGCCTCCCCACATGCATGAGCCCCGGGGTGCCGTGGATTTGCCGACGACTATCTTCGCCGTTGGCTTGCTGGAATGCCGGTATAGGGGCTCCCGTATATGGACACTCCCGTGTCTTGTAGGGGCTCCCCATCATCTGCGAATACCCCTCCCGGATTGTCAATACCCCTACCCCGGATTTGTTTCATGGGTGCCTTCGGCGGGATTCGAACCCGCGTCCACACGCGGCCACAAGGAAGAGAATCCAATAAAGACTCGCGGCCGGTACGATCTACCACTGATTCCTACGAAGGCATACCGGCAGGCGGATTTGAGCATCACCGCATCACGGAAGCACGGGATTGGCTTGCCTGCCACATTGAGGTATGCCCACTCTGACGGGAGTGGGCGGAGCGTGTCCGATATGCCGTTCGGACAGGACGGGATATAACCCAAGGAGTTAGGAGAATCCATCGGTGGATATGAAAAGGGTTCAAACCGTTTTCCGGTTTGAACCCTCTAATCCACTGACAATTGTGCGTTGCACTTTCGATTTTGTCAAATCGAGTCGCGTCGCACGACCTGTCCATGCACGTCGGAAAGCCTGTACAACGGCTGCCCCTTCACGTTTTCACCAACCGGTTGGAGCCTGCCGCGCTTACGCCATGAGCGAATCGTGTTCGTGTTGCACTGGAACCCGCATTCGCGCAGCAGTTCCGCACACTCCCCCGCCGTGAACGCCCTGCCCGATTCGATGCACTCCCGCAGGAACCCCAATCGCACGTCGACCACACGATAAGTGTTGCCGCACACGGGACATGCAACGCTTACCGCGCCGACCGCCGCTGTCAATTCGACTCCGCACAGCGGGTTCGGGCATCTTCCGATACCATGTTTCGCAGGCGGCACGTCGATGATGTCCAGCGTCTTTCGAACCATCGACTCCCACTCATGGTAGAAGTCGGCGATGTCAGGCATGCGGCGCAGTCGAGGACTGCCGGCGCAGACACGCAGCATGTCCACCAGCGGCGGATGCACGCCATAGGTCGCCCAAGGCATGGCGGGCGGAGCGTACAACCGGCGCCAGAGTGCGATTGCGGCATCCTCGATGGCCTGCATGTGGTCGAGCACCGGCAATCGGATTGGCGTCGGCGCGGCTGGAAGGTTGACGCGTCCAGGCTGGCGGCCTCCGTAGTGCGCGGTCGAGTCCAGGAACTCATGTAGCGAATCCAACCATGCTGGATATTCCCGCAGCCAGCCGCGGAGCAGCCCATCGCATCTCGCGCACATGGTGTCGCCGACAGCGCATCCTCCGCCGCAGACGAGGCACACACCGGCGAGCGCTGGTGTTGTTTGGCTGGTGTTTGTTGTGGTGTTGGTGGTGGTTGGTTGGGATTCGTTGGTCGGTTCGTACATTTGTTCGATTCCCTCCGGCGTGGTAGTCTGGTTTGTGGTAATACCAGAGCCCGGCCGGAAGGTCGGGTTCTTTGTTTATTCGGTGGCGGAGTCCTGTTTTTCAAGGTCGACGTGTTCGATCTTGGCTCTATGGCGGAGCAAAACGGCGTATTCGTCCATGACGTCAAGCTGCCTGCTCAACAGGCTGATCGGACAGACGGGCTCGAAGTCGAGCGTGCCATCCGCATACCGCTGCAGCATGTCCCTGAGCCCGCCGACACGAGCGGCCAACTCACGGTATTCGACGCGCATCCGCTCCTCATAATCGGATCCGTCGGCGCTCGCGGGTTGCGCTTGGTCGGCGGCGGCGAGCACTTCGATGGCTTGGCGAACGTATCCGTCGCGGATCCATTCGGATGCGGTCTGCCATTCCTCGTGGATGATTTCGGTGGAGTCCTTGCGGAGCGCCCATTTGAGTCCGAACAGGCGTTCGGCGACGGCTTCGGTGCGCGCGTCGATCGGCGGCAGTGGCGGTTCGAGTGTTTCCTCGCTCATTGTTCCGGTTCCTTTCCGTGGGATGATTTATGGTCGGTCTTCCAGATTCTGTGCCAGAACAGCCAGATCATCCAGGCTGGCACTTCGGCCCAGATGGTCAGGTACGGCGAGACGGCGTGGATCTTCCACCACCTGCCGCAGATGACGCAATGCTCTATCCTGCGCAGGCTGACCTCGTATTGCGCCGGACCGATGCCATTGCTCGCGCAAATGAATGTCCCGACCGCGCTCCGGCACGCATGCGGCGAGCGCCGTTTGTTGCGACTGATGCTGTTCATCATTCCGTCTCCTTCTGCTCGTCCAACCACTTCTCAAAAAGCCGGTAAATGTCCAGCGGGATGGTTTTGACCGGCTGGAATTTGAGCCGTCGCATACAGTCGGCGCACACCTCGGTGAATGTCTTCGCCTGGCCGCCGTAGATGAGGCCTATGGAATAGACGGGACTTGAGCACCACCGGCCGCACAAATCGCAGGTGTGCATATCCTGCGTGACCAACTCGTCACGCTGCGGCAGGAACGGATTCCCCGCACCCCTTTCATCCACGGCTGCGGCGAGCGCCTTCCTGATCTCGTCCCTGGCGTAGAGGAAGGCGTTGTGTCGGGTCTGGGCGTAGCCGACGAAGGGGGTATTGCCGTCCCTTGTCGCGGCGCGGACGGCTTCGAGTTCCTGGTCGATGAGTTTGTTGAGCACGCCGATGGCGATGTCTGCTTCACTGTCTTTCATTTCGTTTCCCTTCGTATTTGCTGGATGATCGTCTCGTATGGTTTGCGGTGGAAGATGCGTATCCACCATTCGGGGCGGCGGCCCCATATGGTTTTGACTTCGGTGAGAGGAAACCATGATACGTACCATTTTGAGCAATTTCCGCAGTACAGCACCTCGCCTTCCTCCTTCGGTCTGGGATGCTCATGGTCGAACGCTGGCGGCCTTGGCACCAAATAACTTCGATTGCTCATTTTGTGTCCTTGAGTGTGATGCGTTTCATTCCTTCGCCGCCTTCATTTCTTGGATTTCACCGTCGAAAAAATCGATGATGAGATTGCAGATGGCGGCCGCCGACGTTTTGAGCTGGGCTTTTTCCTCTTCGTTTTCGGCTTTGATGGCGAAAACGGCATCCTTGCTGTTGAAATTGATTCTCATTTCGTGTCCTTCGTGGTTGGGCGGACGGTGAATGCGACGAGTCCGGTCTCGGCATGGAATACCTTGGCCGGCTCGCCAGTCCTCAGGGACATGGCCTGCGCGTAGTCGCCGGCATCGTCGATGTTCTCGAACGTTCTGATGCCTTCCGTGGTGACGACGTTGTAGCTCATCTTGCCGGCTCCTTGTCCGCGCCGCTCACATGGCTCCAGTCGCAGGACAGGCCGGCCTGCTTGCCGTTCGTCGAGTAGACGATGCAGTCCACTTGCATCGTGTCGGTCAGGGTGATGACGCATTCCGTGAATACGTCGGCCCCGGCGGAGCACTGCGAGTCGACGGACCTGACCGCATGCGCTGGCGTGGAAGGCTCCGACGCGCTTCCGCATCCTGCGAGCGCGGTGCAGAGGGTGAGGGTGATGGCGGTAAGTGTGGCGCAGATGGTGTTTCTCATTGTTCGTTCCTTTGATGGTGGCTGGCGTGGTGGTTCCAGAGGCGGATGGCTTTTTTGAGGTTTTTGCCGTCGACGTGGAGGATGCATTTGTGCCGGCAGTTGGGGCAGATGCAGCCGTAGATGGTGTTGACCGGTTTGTGGGTTCGGAGGTTGTAGATGGTGCCGAGGGTCAGGATGAGCGTCCGGGACTTGCGGCATGCCGGGCAGGGCGCAGGTCTGCGCCATTTGCGTGGGTTGGTGGCGATTCTGACGGTGTCTGTGTGGTGCATTTCATTCCTTTCCGTAGATGGCGAGGCTTCGTATGCCGGCGCCCATGCTGTTGGAACATGTGTTCGGATCGTGGTCGATGATGTCGTTTCCGATGCCCTGGAAGCGGAGACTGGCGGTGCCGTCCGGATGTCGGATGAGTTCGAGTCGTCCGTCGATGATGACGTCCTGGTCTGTTCGGGCGATGCAGCGGCGGCCGATCAGGATGACCGGATCGGCCGACCGCCATTTATGCAGCGGAACGTTGACGCTCACCGCGGCTCCTCGCCTTCGTTTCCGCCTTGGGCGTCCTTTCCGGCCGCGTCGTAGCCTTCGTCGTACACGTCGTCGAGCAGCGTCTGGAACTCGGGAGAGGCGAAGAACGTTCTGATGGCGTCCTTGGCCACGCGCCTCCATGGCTCCTTGCCCTCCATGGGCATCTCGTTCCATGGACGTGGATGGCGGCGGCCGTTGCTATACCAGCGCAGGTAGATGGCCTCGGCCACCTTGTTCTGCGTCTCCAGACCGATCGGAATGGTCTCCTGGTCTGCCATGATGGCTCCTTTCAGTATGTTTCCGGCGGTTCCGGCGCGGTACGGTCCGCAATGATGTAGGCGGCGAGCGCGACGCATAGGGTGAGGATGATGAGCAGGACATGCAGGGCGAGCCATTGGATGGGGATCCAGTGGTGGAGGCCGTAGCCGATGATCGGCCGGATGATGGCGTGCGGCACGAGCAGCAGCGCAGTGAGGGCGAACAGCGTGGCGAACCAGTCGCCGACGCGGTTGGAGATGCGGTTGATGGTCTGTTTCATTCCGAGGTTCCTTTCATTGTTGGTACGGTTCAGGGCCTGTTGGCCATCCAGCCGATCAGGATGGCGGCACATAGGAAGATCACTGCTGCGATGTCCATCACCTTGCTGCTTTCGTGGCGACGTATCGGACCGGATGGGCGGCCAGGTGGCGGATGATGCGCGCGTATTGGCGGATGTCACGGTCGAGGCATGTGCCGGTGCGGTGGGCGCTAGCCACAGGCGTCTCCTCTTCCGGCCTCACATCCCAGCCGGCGGCTTCGAGACTGTCGCGGAGGGTGGCCATGTCTATGCGGTGGTAGTGCAGCGGGAGGTTCGGGCAGAGTCGGCCGATGAAGTCGAGGTCGAACTGCGGGTTGCTGCCTGCCGGATGGAGGGTGAACGATTGCGCGAGGCTGTCGACGTATTCCTCGAGCGCGTTCGCCGCCGCCTCTTCCGTATATCCGCCGTCGAGAGCGTCTTCGAGCAGTCCGTTGGCGCAGTGCATGCGCCACGCCTTGAAGTTCTCATCGGTGATGGAGACGTTTCGTTCCGCCAATCCGATGACGCGGTGGAAACCGCCGACGCACAGCACGCCTCTCATGTCGGTGCAACGCATTTCCACCTCGAGGATCCTGTCATGGTCCGGGTCGAGCCCCGTGGTCTCCACGTCCATCCACAGCAGCATGTCGGGCTTGTCAATGGTCATTCTGTTTCCCTCCTGTCGATGTCGAGTGTGGCGACCTCCATGGCTGTCAGACGGGTCGCGGTGCCATCCTGGTTGAGGCGGAGCCATATCCCCTGCCAGTCGCGCACCGGGGTGGTGCGCGGATCCCTGCCGAGCGGGACTATCAGCCCGAGGCGTTCGGCCTCCTTCACATGCTGATGGACCCACCCATGGCAGCCGGTCGTGCCCGAACCGCACAGCTCGACGATGTTGGCCGGACTGTGCCTCACATCCGGATCCGCCGCCCGCCGCAGTTGACGGTGATGGCCGGAGCGTCCAGGCCAGCATGACGGGTCATGGATGTTCGTCCCGCACCGCAGGCAATGCCAACCCTGCCGCTCCAAAGCGGCACGCTTCGAATCAGCAAACTCACTCACAACGCACCCCCTCCTGCATCAGACCGTCAACCAACACCAAACAAGCAGTGCAATTGGCCCTCAACCCGGCCGCCATCGCCACGATGCCGTCTTCCGCCCTGCCACCGGCGAGCGCTCGCAGTTCGATTGTGCTGGCGGTCTGGGCGGTGTCGGTGAGGAGTTGGGCGAGTCTTTCGAGTTGTTCTCTGGTCATTGGTTGTTCTCCTCGTCTTCTTCGTTTTCGTCGGAGTCGGCTTCGGTGATGGCGGCGATGAGCTGGTCGAGGTGACTGGTTTCGTCGTCGGCGGGCGTGTAGCCGAGGTCTTGGAGGATCTGGTAGTAGCCGGGGATGCGTCTGCTGGTGTCGTTGACGGTGGTCCAGTCGGTCGGGTCGATGAACCATTCGATGCGTGCGGCGAGGATTTGCCCCGCCCAGACCGCCCAGTCGGGTTCGTCGAGGTGGTAGCGGAGTTCGGCGAGCGCCCGTTCCGGTTCGATGCCGCTGATGGTGGCGAATTGTTCGCCACCGCATGCGGCGTCGTTCCATGTGCTCAGCGCCTGCGTGTAGCCCTGCGGGTCCGGGTCGATGATCTGCAGGAGTCCGAGCTGGGCCGTGGTTTCGACGAGCTTGTCGCGTTTGATGCCGTGGAGATGGCCGTGGAGCCATGCCATGCGCTTGTCCGCGGATGCGGCGGCGTATTCCTCGAGCGCGTGCCTGCGGGCGTCGCGTTCGGCTTGTTCGGCGGCTCGTCGGGCTTCCTTTTCGGCGTCGGCGGTCTTGTCACGGCGGGTCCAGAGGTAGACCTGCTGCGAGACCGTGTGGATGGATACGGCTGCGGGGTTCAGTTCGCGGATCTTCTCGATGGCTTCTTCGGGGGTGCCGGTGGATGGGAACATGCAGCCGATGTAGCGCCATTCCGGGTCGCTGTAGGGCTTTTCGGGGTCGGGGATGAGGTTGATGCCGCTGTCGGGCTCCCCGAGGAGCGCGGCGACCGATTCGACCCATTGCCGGTCGCGGTCGTCGCGTTCGATGCGGCGGAGGGTGTAGTCGAAGTCCGAGGTGCCGGCCGCCTGCGCGAGCTCCTTCTGCCTGTCCGGCTGGCCGTCATATCGCGCGATGGCCACGAGCTGACCGATGGAGATCTGGCCGAAATCGTCGCGGGATGCTCTGACCTCGGTCTTGATGCTGGCGGCCTTGACGCGGTCACGCACATAGTCGCCGCTTCGGCCGAGCCTGTGCGCGACGCTGGCGGTAGTGGCTCCGAGGTCGAGCATGCCCTGGATGGCGTCAGCCTCCTCGAGGACGGTGAGCTGTTCGCGCTGGCAGTTCTCGGTGACCATGGCCTCCAACTGCTGCAACGGGTCTAAGTCAAGCACGAAACACGGCACGGCTCCGGTACCGGCCTGCTTGCATGCGGCGAGACGACGATGGCCGGCGATGACACGATAGCGCTCGCCGTTGGGTACGACGGAGAGCGGCGAGAGCAGGCCGTTGGCTTTGATGCTGGCCGCGAGGTCGGTCACGTCGCCGATGTTTTTGCGTGGATTGTCCGGGTGGGGGTCAATCAGGCTCGTGTTGATGAGCTTGATTTCGTTGCTTTGGTAGTTGCTCATTGCTTCTCCTTGCTGGTTTCTTGGTTGAGTTCATCTGCGCATGCCTGGCACGCGAGATACCACTTGGAAGGGTTGCCTTCCCTGAGGCTGCCGCTGTGGTCGTATTCGTCCTCATGTGGATCCATGAGCTGGTGGACGTGTTCGCAGTTCCAGGTGTGCTTGTGCTGGCGCGTGGGTGTGATGGGTTCCGGCGCCCATGTCTCCCATTGGTCGCGGAGCCATGTGGCGAGTCGTGGGACCTGCCGTTGTGGCACGTGGCCGTCGTTGACGGCTCGCCGGTAGCGTCGGACGGCGGATTGGAGTCGGGCGAGCTGGACCGGGTTCTCGGTGATCGTCTCGACGAGGTCCCGCGCTTCGCGTTCGGCCTTGCGGCCTTTCGCGCCGATGG